TCGCAATTTCTGATGTGCCCTATGCTACAATATAATTGCAAGGACAAACTTGCATCGAACATCAACCACAAGACGAAAGGACGAAACGTATGAAAGTTATTGCAAAGTATGTGACTGTGGAAGCAGTCAAGGAGAGACAGGTTTTGACCCTGCTGTTTCTGGACTGGAACAGCAAGCGCGACTGTCTGGAAGTCGTCAAGGCACACGGCATGAAACCGTTGAGCTCTTCCAGCGGCGTCAAGGGTATTGAAATGGCCATTGAGGATATCAACGCCGAAACGCTGAAATGCGAAATTGGCGCAGAGATTCCGCACGATTTCATGCTTGACGGTGACGACTTCACCAGCGCATATAAAGAAGGGAGTGCTTCCAATGACTGACCCTTGCACCTGCACCGGCCCTTGCGCCACGCCTACCAACGTTTCGCACGTCCTGCTTTATGAGGATGCCGCCCAGAACATTTACGGCCTTGTCTATGATAAGGAAGGGAATCTTCTTAACATCGTGGACGGCGTGGGCAAGCTTGACCCCCTGCCCTTCACCGCCTTTGAAGAGGCGGCACGCCGTGGTTTCCCGTATGCGCCCCAGTGGTCTCCCTGCTGTCACGGTGGCAAGACCATGGAACAGCAGGCGGCAGAGCTGGAAGCGCAGAAACACCACATTGCCAGCATCTACACGAACCAGAGCCCCACGGCGCTTTTTCCGACCAACGGCGACAGCGTGGCAAAACAGTTTATGCTTCGTTGGATTTTCTGAGCAAGACACATCTTTATAATGAAAGGAAAGAATACCATGTTTAACAAGAACAAACAGAATGCCGCTCCCGAAATCGTCAAGTCTTACCTGTCCATTGAGGGCGCAACCGTGCAGGCGTGTCACTTTATTTCTGACCGGGTGTGCGTGTTCACGCTGAACGTTCCCGGGGCAACTTTCCTGAACCTAAAAGTCGTTGACGGCAAAAACGGCGAGTTTATCGCAATGCCGCAGAGCAAGGGACGGGACGGACAGTATTATGACCTGTACCGCGTGTACTTCTCTGAGCAGGATGCACAGCGCGTCATTGCCGCAGTTGCAGAGCACGCAACGGCGCAGGGCGAAAAGACGGATTATAGGAGCCGTTACGAGGTGTAAACATGAGCAAGCGCAACATGAAAAATATTGCGCTTGACCTATATGAACGCGGTGGATGGGTCAATATTCCGTCCATCGCTTCTTTAGGTTGTTGGTGCAATATCCTTATTGGTAAACGTCAAGTTGGTAAGACCTACGGCACATTAAAATATGAGCTGAACGAGGGCAAGCGGTTCCTGTACCTACGCCGCACAACGACAGAGTTTGACGCTATCACCAGCGACCCCGACTTGAACCCGTTCTTGCCTTTGAGAAAAGAAGGTTTTGACGCAGATATTGTGAAAGGCGGCAAGGTCACCTATACTATAGGCCGTTTTGAGTATGAGGACGGCAAGCCCAAGCAGTGCCTAGAGAAATACGGAATCGGAATGACGCTCCCCAGCATTGCGAATATTCGTGGTTTCAACGGTTCGCAGTTTGAGGACGTGGTTTTTGATGAATTTATCCCGGAAAGAATTGTTGTCAAGCGCAAGGCAGAGGGCGACGCGCTTTTGAATGCCTATGTTACCATCAACGGAAACCGGGAATTAGAAGGAAAACCCCCGCTCCGGCTTTGGCTGTTGGCGAACGCTTTTGACATTGCATCCCCGATTCTGGTTGAATTAGGCGTGGTGGATGAAATCGCCAAGCTATGCAGAACCGGCAAAGAGTGGACGGTAACAGAAAGCGGCGTGTTTATCGGTATGCCGAAATCAAGTGCGGTAAGTGCCAAGCGTGCGCAAACTGCATTCATGCGCCACATGATGAAAAATAAGGACAGCAAGTTTTACAAGATGGCAATGGAAAACCAGTTTGCATATAACAATCTGGAAGCAGTTCGGGCAATGAATATTAAAGGCATGAAACCCCTGTATGCCGTGGCCGGTCTATATGCGTATGTGTACGACGGAAACCACATCTATTTGTGCGCATCCCGGCACGAAAGCCGGGAAGTTTACCCGGACACAAAAGCCGGAAAAACCGCTTTCCGGTTGCATCACCCGTTCTTTGAGGCTATGTTAAACTTAAACCAGATTTGGTGCAGTGACGTGCCTACGTTGCTTAAAATAAAAGAATTCCTTGACATTGAGGATTGAAACGAGTATTATAAAGGTGCAGGGGCCCCCATAACATAGACAGACCGGAAGTCTGAGGGGTTGCATTTCTATGTTGCATACCCCTGCTTTTATAGAAAGGATGTGCGCAATGCTCACTTATTCATACAAGTATGCCGCAGAAAAGCGGCTCTCCCCGCACTTTCGGGTGCGGGAATTCCATTCCAAGCACGACCCCAGCGACATTGTAAAGGTTGACGAGCGGCTTTTGACTTTGCTTGAAAACATCCGAAATTTTACCGGTAAACCGGTACACATTAACAGCGGATATAGAAGCAAGGAATACAACGCCACTCTCAAAAACGCCTCTCCCCGGTCTCAGCATTGCAACGGCATGGCGGCTGATATTTGGGTTGATGGCGTGACACCGTCCAGAATCGCAGAGATAGCGGAGTGCTATTTGGGCGCTTCTGGTGGTATCGGCGTTTATCATACGTTCACCCATGTGGACGTTAGAACCAACAAATCAAGATGGAAAGGAGCCTATTGATTATGGCACTCAGCATTAACGACGTTATCGCACTGGCAAACGCAGGTTTTACCAAAACCGATATTGCCGCCTTTATGAATCTGGGCAATCCCCAGACCACTCCCCCCAGCCCTGTGCAGGTTCCGGGTGCAACGGCTCCCACGGATCCGACCGTTCCGGCAACTGTCCCGGCTCCTGCACCTGCCCAGCAGGCCCCGGCCACTCCCGACCTTGGCCAGTTGGTGGCAAGTCTTGCCGACCTCAGCAAGAAAGTGGATTCCCTCACCGTTCCGACCGCTGGCACAGTTGGCGCTCTTCCCACGGTTACCAGCGTGGAAGATATCATTCTTGGGGCGGTCAAGCCTGCCCCTGCACCCGAAAGCCCCCAGCTTTTTAATATGGAAGGAGTTGTGAAGTAATGACTAACCCGAATTTTCCCGAAAAGGCAGGCGCAACGGTTTTCCGTCCGCAGGACATTTATACCATTGCAAACAATCTGGTTCAGCAGGTGACCGGGCAGACGGCAATTTCTGCCGTTGATACATCGTCTTTTATCAACGTGGGGCAGATGTGTTTGAACACCAGCAAAGAGGGCACGTTACAGGCCCTTTATAACATGGTTTCGCGTACCATCATTACCACCCGTGCATACAGTGGCCGCTTTACCAGCATTGAGGCCACGTCGCAGGAATGGGGCCTGTTCATCCGCAAAATCGCGTTTTTCAGCGGCAAGTTTGATGAAACCAAGTTTATCAACACGGTGCAGAACCCCAACACCTTGCGCGACGGGCAGAGCGTGGATATGTACAAAATTTCCAAGCGTTACCCGCTGGAAATGTGGTACACTGGGCAGGCGACGCTTGACCAGACCTATACTACGTTCCGTTCTCAGCTGACGACCGCTTTCACCAGCGAAAGCGAACTTTCGGCGTTCCTTGCCGGTATCACCACGGAAGTTGCCAACGACGTGGCCCGCTGGAAAACCGCCGAAAACCGCGCCGTCGTGATGAACTTTATCGGCAGTCTGTACAACACCGGCAAACCCGGCCAGAAGGTCAACCTTACTGCCGAATTCAACACGGCACGCGGCACCGCGTACACCACCGCCGACCTGCTGACCACCCATTTGCAGGAATTTCTTTCTTTCTTTGTCTCCCTGCTGGAAACCCAGACGGCCTTGCTTGAGGAAAGCACCGACCTGTATCATCTGGTTCCCGCCTGCACCGACGACAACGGAGACCCGTTGACCCTGCTCCGGCACACTCCCAAGAGTGAACAGAAACTGCTCCTGTACCAGCCGCTCATTAACGACGCGAAATCGTGGGTGTTCCCCGCTATCTTTGGCCCCGGTTACCTTTCCTTTGGCAACTATGAGGGGGTCAATTTCTGGCAGAACATCCACGACAAGAGCCGCGTGAAGGTCATTCCCGCTCAGTTCAACGTGAACACCGCCAAGCAGGAGACCGGTAAAGAAGTTGATCTGCCCATGGTGGTGGGCCTGCTGTATGACCGTCGCGCGCTGGCGACCGTCTACATGATGGACAGTGTTTATACCACGCCTTTCAACACGAAAGGCGAGTATTACAATACGGAACATCATTGGAAGATGAACTATCTCAGTGACCCCACAGAGAATGCAATTCTCTTCTATATGAGCGACGACGCACAGCCGTAACCAGCCGAGAGGCCCGACCGTAAAAGGCCGGGCCTTTATTGTTAGAAAGTAGGTGAAACAGTTGGCACGAGGCGAATTTAACGGCGCAGTTCCCGCGCCCAGTGTAGAACATGGGTATCACTTCCACTTTGGAAACATTGAGAAGCGCGTGAATTCAACCAAAGCATTTGATTATACCCAGCTCCCCGACGAGGAGCGTTGCGATTTCAAGCAAACCACCAGCATGGAGCGGCCTGTAATTTATGTTACATTGAACAGTATCAACATTTCCCCCCAATGGAATTATTGCCAGTGCGAAGAGACAGCGAGTTTTTATTGGATACGCGATATTTCAATCGGTATCCGAGGCAGGGGAACCGCGAACATTTGGCAGTTCACGCTGGAGCTTGACCCGCTGGCAACCTACCGGGATGCAATCTTGAAAACGGACGCATTCATTGAATACGGTTTCAATCAGGATTCCAGCGGTGCGACGTTCCGTTTACAGGATACCCGGCAGGCCGTTGGAATGGCTCCCAAGATTTCCACAGTGTCGGCAGATATCACGGACGGAAATATTGATGCCTCTGGTGGCACCTTTGTGCTGTCCTGTGTCGGCAAGTCTGGCCTGCACGCCTACGCAATGAGCGCGGCCACGTTGGGAAGTTTGTTGACCGCAGTTTCCTTGACGTGGGAGGCCCTTACCAAGCCTATGGTTAGATGGGAACTGGCATTGCCCGAGTTTATGAACAAACTTTTGTTTGGCGGCAATGCGTTGGAGTGCGTCCGCTCTTGCATCTGGATTCCCATAAACCTTTCCCGATACGGCGCAGGACGGCAAACGGAAATCACTTTGGGGCAGTTCAACACCACAGTTTTTGCACAGCAGGTCACCCCGTCCAGTTCCCGGAAAGTTCATACCACGATAGCGATACCGTGGCCCACAGACGATTGGAAGAGGAAGAACTGCCAACTTCAGTTATACGTTCCTTTCGTGGGCACGCTGGCGGTTCCCGTTGACCAATGCAACACGGCGGCAAACATTGATATTGATTGGTCTGTGTGTTTCGTGGACGGCAGTGTAACAACACTAGTCCGGGCCGGAGATTACACGATATACGCTGGAAGCACCAGCATAGCCAGCCCCTACGGAATCGGCGTCAGTAACATTGACCCGGTGCGTGCGCTGACCGGTGCAATCAACACAGTCACCGGTGCAATGAATTTCGGCGGGGGTCTCCTGTCTACCGTGGCAGGATTCACCGGCGGCGTATCTCAGGCCGCGCAAGGTATGGCCCAAGTTGCGCAGGGTGTGCAACAAACAGTTTCCCCCATCAACTGTTCTGCCGGAACTATGGGTGGTGCGTCGCAGGTACAGCTACCTTTAGAAGCAAAGTTGACCCTGCTGTATTATCCCCCGGTGGACGATGCAGGTTTCCAAAAAGTTTACGGATACCCAGTAATGAAAGTTGCCAAGCCTGTGCAGGGATACTGTAAGACCCGTGGTTTCTCCTGTGCTCCGCTGAACGCCAAGCCCGATGAAATTTCTTACATCAACGCCGCAATGGACAGCGGTGTATTTATCGAATGAGGTGATTATATATGTACCAATGTTATAGCGGCTACTACGACGGCGGCACGTTGTGCGGGAATTTCGATGCAACGTTTTCCACCGACGCAATGAATTATTGGGAACGTTCTTTCTTTCAGAGGTTGCGCGGTCTCATTGAATTCAACGGGCTCCCCGAGAACGGCCCCGGTCAAATCGGGTGGGATTATGATGCCTTTCTTTACCAGCTGTTCCGCACTGGTTTTGCGACCGTTTTCAAGTCGAAAACGTACGGGCTTGTTGTACAGCCTGCATTTCCGACCGGTTACGGCCTGCAATACCAGCCGCGCGGAATGCAGATTTCGACGACGTTTTTCAATTTTCCGCGACCTCTGGAAATCGGCAAGGAGTGCGCAGTTATCAAGCTCACCCCCGACTATCAAGGAACGTGGGATTTAGTGACCAAGTATGCACGGGAAATGCAGTTGGCAGAAATCGCAATTCGGCAAAGCGCAATCAACGCACGTTTCGCCTATGCGGCTATCGCCAAGGACGACAAGGGCAAACGCACCATGGAAGGAATTTTTAGCAAGCTGGCGAACGGTGCGCCTGCTGTAGTTATCAATGCCGATTTGAAACAGCAGTTGACCACTAAGGCCGATGGAGATTTTACGCTCCCAATCATGCAGTTTGACCGCGATCTTTCCAAGAACTTTATTCTTCCCGATTTGATGGAGTATCGACGGAACATTCTGTGCGACTTTTACAGGGAACTGGGTGTATCTGTTCAGCCAAACAAAAAAGAAAGAATGGTTGTGACGGAATCGAAAGCGGCAGACGCGGAGACCTTCAACCGACGCGAGGTCTGGCGCATCACGCTGGAAAAATCCCTTGCAATTGTAAATGAGATGTACGATACAAACATTACCTTTAAAATGGTTGAGCCGGATTTCGACGCAGGCGAGGCCGACGAGACCAAGGCCAACGAAGGGGAAGAGGTGAATAACAATGTTGGTGAATGAGTTAGTTTCCTCTTGCAATCTGGAAGCGCTGTTGATGGCTGACCCCAATCTTTTTGTCAATATGGTGGTTCCCGAGGGCATGGAAAAAGCGGGAGTAATTCAGGCAATACGCCGTGCGCATGGTCTGGCTCCCCTGTATCACCCCGACCCGATTTGGATGAAATCCGAATTGTATTGGTGGAGCCGCGAAAATCTCCCCATCTGGAAAAAGCTGTTTTCCACCACTCAGCTGGAATACAATCCAATCTGGAATACGGACGTGCACGAGCTGACCAAGGACACCACCGATCGGGCCAAGGATACCGCCGAGAACACGGCCACCCACTCCCATGGTGGAGCCGACGAGCAGAGCCAGCACGCAGACGACCGCCACCAGATGGAGACCACCGGCAACCTGTACCATGAGGACACCAAAGCGGACGGATTCACCACGGACAATGCCGCAGGGCAGGAGAAAACGGTGGGTAGCACAGCCGGAAAAGAGCATGGTTTTGCTCATACCCAGACCAGCGCGGACGAGACCCGGGACACCAAGGGCACTCTTGACCGGGATACCACCGGCACCCGGCTCACGACCCACGGCGAAACCATGACCGATAAAGTCAAGACCACCAAGGACAGCCAGACGGACGTTGAGGGCAAGGTTTCAGCCGAGAACGAGGCGAACTATCAGCCTTTCGACGCTTCCACCACTATCTATAAGGAGACCGGCACGGCAGACGATACCCGCAAAACCGACTGGACGGAAACAGAGAACACCACCGGCACCCAAGACGACGTTACCACCGAGAACATGACCGACCACCAAGAAAGCACGTCGGACACCGAGACCAAGCAGGACACCGAGGGAGTGACCACCGGCCAGCGGGACAGCATCGACCGAGCCCACGGCACCCATGGTGACACGGGCCGCACCGATGGACACGGGCACACCGAGCGGCAGGCCGGAGACCGTGGAACCGCGCAGGATTCTAAGACCGGCAAGCATGAGGAGCACGGCCTTGCGGCTGTTACGGGCAAGGAATCCGAGACCGTGACAACCGTTCACGAGTGGAAGCGAGGCGGCAATATCGGTGTCACCACGACGCAGGAGATGATTGAGGCCGAGCGACAGACTGTGCTTTTCAATATGTATCGTGTGATTGCTGATTCCTTCCATCGCACTTTCTGCCTTGACGTTTATTAAAAGGAGTGGTATCATGGTATCGGAAATCATCGTGGCGCTTATCGGTGGCCTTGTGACGCTTTCGGGAGTTCTTATCGCAAACAGCAAGGCGCAGGCCGTCACCGATACACGCCTTGACGAGTTGACCCGGGAAGTGCGCGAGCATAACCACTTTGCACGCAGGGTTCCCGTGTTGGAAGAGCAAATGAAAGTGGCGAACCACCGTATCGACGACTTAGAAAGGAAAGGTGATTGATATGGAAATCAAGCCCGCAACGATTGCAAGAACCGCCGTTCTCGCGCTGGCTCTGGCAAATCAGGTTCTTAGCGTGGCCGGTCTGAGCCCCCTGCCCATCGACAGCGCCACCCTTGAGCCTTGGGTGACCACCGGTCTGACGACCGCCGCCGCTCTTTGGGCATGGTGGAAAAACAACAGCTTTACCCCGGAAGCAATCCGGGCCGACGAGCTGTTGAAAGAAATGAGGGGGTGAATTTATGGATTATCCGTTTTGTCCGTCCCCGCCCTATGTTCCCGGCGATCCGGGAATGTACGACCTCAGATGGATGGTCTCCCAGATTCAGAGTTTGACAGCTCTTGTGCAGGGCATTGCCAAAGGGCAGGAATCGCAGGGCGGCAACATTACCGCGCTCAATTCCGCAATGGCTGACCTTGCGACCGCTCAGAAGTGCATCCACGAACGTCTGAATGACGGCGACTTTGAAAACGGTAAGTTTTTGGAGTGGGCCGATAAAAACCTTCCCAGCATGGTTACTGAGATGGTGCGTTTTGTCTGGTTTGGTCTGACCCCGGACGGGCATTTCTGTGCATACGTCCCTGCAAATTGGGGCTGGCTGACCTTCAACACCGGAACCGATATCACAGAACTGGAGTATGGTCATCTTATCATCACCTATTAAGAAAGGAGTTTTCAACATGAGTTGCAAGAATGATTGTGGTTTCCCCATCAAGCCCGCACCCTTTGCGCCTGCTGACCCCGGCCCCTGTGGGCCGGGCCCTTGCGGCCCCCATCACCCGCCGATGCCGCCCCGGCCCCCTGTTCCCTGTGGGCCGTGTCCCCCGTCTCAGTATATCGGCAGTCGGTATGTGCCGATTTTCGCAGACCCCATTGAGTGGGACAATCACCGCTCCTACGAATCCCTTACCATTGTGACCCACGACGGCGAAAGCTACACCAGCAAGTGCAACGTGGGCCCCGGCGTGGATATCACCAATTCCCGATACTGGGCCAAGACCGGCGCGTATAATGCGCAGGTGGAGCAGTATAAGAACGAGGTCAAGGATTTGTCGTCTCAGGTCTCCGGTTTCGCGTCTGACAACGCCGCGTTCAGGGAGAAAATCGACCAGTTCACCAAGGACAACGCGGAGATGAAAAACACGGTTGCCGAGGATAAGGCCCGTGTTGACGCTCTGGCCGAGCGCGTGGCGACTGCCGAGACCGAGATTGACGGGTTGCAGGCCACGACCGCCCAGCACACCACCGAGATTGCAGACCTGCACGCCAAGGACGAGGATTTACAGAGGCAAATCACCAGCAATGCCGGCGACATTGCCGCCCTTCAGGCAAAGGACACCGAGCATGATTCCAGGCTGAACGGCATTGATACCAAGCTCAAGAGCCACGATGCCAGCATCGCCCAGAACACCGCCGACATTGCCAAGAATACCAAGAACATTCAGGACAATGCCGCCGCTATCGCCAAGAACGCCCACGAGCTGGCCGACCATGCCGAACAGCTGGCCGACCATGAGGGCCGACTTACCGCCCAGCATGAGGAAATCACGGCAAATCATCAGGCTATCGAACGCCTTACCAGCGTGACGGACGGTCTCCGGTCTGACCTTACCGAGGATGAGGCTAAGATTGAATCCAACCGGGATGCAATCGCGCACATTCAGGAGAAGGACGTTCAGCAGGATGGGCGGCTGGACAAACTGGAAGAGTGTTGCGAACAGGCCAAGGCCCACTTTACCCAGCTGGACACCAAGACCGACAGCACCAATGACGCGCTGACCGCTGAAATCGACCGCGCCAAGGCCGCAGAGCTGGCGAACGGCAAGTTGATTGCCAAGAACGCCGCAGAGCTGGCCGACCACGCCACCGAGCTGGCAGACCATGAGAAGCGTATTACCGCGCTTGAGGGTGACAACACCACCAACAAGCAGGCCATTGCCGATATCAAGGCCAAGAACACCCAGCAGGATACGGCGATTTCCGGCAACACTGATTCCATCACCCATCTGGAAAACGACAAGGCCGATAAAACCGCTCTGGGTGACTACGTTACCAAGACCGAGTTTAATGCCGACCAGAAACGTCAGGACGACATTGTGGGCGACTGGGCAACCGCGCACCCCGGGCAGACCATTTCCGAGTGCGCGACCTCTCAGAAGAACGAGCTGGCCGACCACGCCACCGAGCTGGCAGACCATGAGAAGCGTATTACCGCGCTTGAGGGTGACAACACCACCAACAAGCAGGCCATTGCCGATATCAAGGCCAAGAACACCCAGCAGGATACGGCGATTTCCGGCAACACTGATTCCATCACCCATCTGGAAAACGACAAGGCCGATAAAACCGCTCTGGGTGACTACGTTACCAAGACCGAGTTTAATGCCGACCAGAAACGTCAGGACGACATTGTGGGCGACTGGGCAACCGCGCACCCCGGGCAGACCATTTCCGAGTGCGCGACCTCTCAGAAGAACGAGCTGGCCGAGCACGCCGCGAGCATTGCCAAGCTGGAAACTGACAAGGCAGATAAAAGCGAAATTCCCGATGTAACGGGATACGTCCTCACGAGCACCTATAATGCCGGACAGGCCGCGCAGGATGCCCGCATTACTACTCTGGAGAGTAACAGTGTGTCTCTTCCCGCTTCTGTTCGCTATGCTGACGTTGATATTGCTACCGTGTGGGCGGCAGGTGACGAGCGCAGTGGCAACTACGCAACAATTATTCTTCCGTTCCCCCGTAAAACTTTCTCCGAACGCCCCGAAGCTGCAACAGTTTCGGACGTTGCAATTGGATATGCTGAATTGCTTTATCTGGATGGAAGCCCCGTGTATCAACTTGACCATAGTGACGTGACACTTCGTGCCTCATTTGTCGGTGCAGGCGTTGTGCTGATAGCATCTGTTCCACAGTCGAGCCTTCCCGCCGACATCGTAGCAAAGTCATACATTCTCCACTTTTTAGTAAAAGCTACAATTTCTTAACAAATAAGAGCCCCGCTCATAAGAGCGGGGCTCTTATTTTGTTCCATGTGGAACATTATTCAAGGAAACACGTAGCCAGAATCAGACAGCCGCCACCGAGCACAGCCGCACCAAAGGAAAGGGAACACAGCAAGTTCATGGGTTGCAGGGAATCCCAGACCACCAGAACAACGGCAACATAGGCGAGAATAAACGCGGCAATGAACAAATAATCTGTGAATTTGGGTTTCATAATTTAACCTAGCCTTTCTTCTGTAAATTCGTTGACCCCACCGACCTCATACCGGCGCGGGGTCATTACTATCCAACTAGCCGAATGGGTGACGCGCTGGAAATCGTGACGCTCTTTTATCGGGCTGTCGTGGTAAGAAAGCATCTGACCACCTGCATCATCAATGATTAAGAAGTCATTCAGATTTTCAATATTGTCCTTTAACGCCGCCTGCCCTTCTTTCTTGCCTACTCCTGCAATGGTGCTTTCTAGTACACCTTCACACGTCCGGGCCGCGTAGCATTTCGCGTGCAAGAATCTGAATTCGGTGTAACCATAATCGGCATGCGGGTGTTCGTCCTCTGCTGTCCCGATATAGACTTTCTTACCGTCGGGTTTCGTGACCACCACGCCGCGTTTTTCACACTGGGCGGCAACTTCCCGGTTATACTCTTCAACCTCTGGAACCTTGACCCCTTCAAACTTGCATGAATCTGTATCCCAGTAAATCACCTTCTCCCAGCCTACAATTTTCAGCAGTTGCCAGAGCTTGAGCCGCGTCATGCTGGCTGTCCACAGACCCCAGAGAAACGGAAACTTGCCTTTCTGGCTCTTCTCTATCTCCGCAGGAGTTTTCTTTTCCAAGTTGACTTCCCAACTCATACGCTCAAAATCAATGCTGTCTCCGATTTCTGCCGTATATTCGTCCCTTATCGTCTTTTGGGCGCAGGCTCCGAAAATCGTGTTGACGCAGATTTTGGAGAAAGCATATTCGGGGGAACCTTTCATGGTCTCTTTGATTTTGAACTTGTCAAAAATTGCCATTCGGAAAGAATCGGGAAGATACCCAAGACGGAAACAAAAACCCCTGTGCATCACCACCCGTTCAAAGGTGTATGCTTCTTTGATACGTTGCCAGTCGTTGGAATCGCAATACAGCAATGTTTCATCTGCTTGGAGCACACGGCCATTGTCTTTGTTTTCGTCATCGCATTTGAGGCCCGCGCACTTGCTGACAGATATTACGGGGTCTGGGCATTCGGGCCGTATCTGCAAACCCTTTATTGCTATCTCTGCAATCCATCCCATACCACAGGATATGATATTGTCCATCACTGCTTGTGGCTGGCCTTGTGGTAGCATCATGGGTTTTCCCTCTGGAAACTTCCATAAGAGCTGTTGCGACGGGTGGGCGCTCTTGAAATCATAGGAGTTGCAATTACGGTAAGTACGACCTGCACGCCACCGGGTGCCGTGTGTGTCACCGCCTGCCATTGCTTTATATGCGATTTCCATTTGTTCCCGGTTGAGCTCAAGCGCTTGCATCTTTTGGAGCGTCCTGCTGTCTCCTGTCAAATGCTTGTTGACTTCTTTGATAACAAGGGCCGTGTTTGTCATTGGCAATGTGGCCGCGTTGTAATTGCGTTCTGCTTTCAAACGTTCGATTGCTTCCCAGAGGCCCAGCACATCATTGACGCAGTAAGCAAATTCGGTATCATCAAGGGGAGTATCTGCTGTTCTGTAAACGGAATAATCCAAGTCACCTTTTAACTTTTCGTGCTTGCATCCTTCTGTTGCTCTGGCAAGACTCTTTTGGAACAGTTTCAAGCTGTCCCGGAATTCAATTCCGTTGTCAAACATAAGGTACAAGGGTTTCCGGCTCTTGGTATAAAGGGCCTTGCAATCGCCCCACCGGTCACATAGCATCTGAATGAGGTATGTATACTCATACCCTAGATTGTGAACGAAAATCACAAGGCGCTTTCGTTCCGTGATACTCCACTTGTCAACCAGCGTTTCAATAATTTCGGCCCATTCTTCAAAGTATCGCGGCACGACGACCGCGCCACCAATGCACGTTTGAAAGGTATAAGCAAAACCGTCTGTATCGGTGTTGGTGGTCTCAATATCAAATGTACAGGTTACATCTAAATAGCGGGGTTTCGGTCTGGCGTTCTTTTTGGTTCGCTCCTGCACGGTTTTGGGAGTTCCCAGCATAGCCAGAAATTCGCCTTTGCTCTCTGCTATCTGTTCACCCCTGCATTCCCGCATGATTTAACCCCCAAAATACATTGCTAATATCTGTGCCGCCTGCTCTTCTATTGTGATATTGAATTCACGGGAAAGGGCTGTTGTTTGGCTCTCCCCCGTCTGTTTTGCGCCGTCTATCGCGTCCTTTGCCCGTTGCAAGAAGGGCCTGCCGTTGTCTGACTGTAAGAGCGTATAAACCACATCAGAACCCAACGCCGTCTCAAGCTCTTTTGTCATGTACTTGTCAAACAGCTCTGAAAGCTCTTCTAGTGAACCGGTAAAACCTCTATCAACAAGAGATTCATAGACGTTTCGTTTCCAGTCTTTGATACCTTGCATTGTGGAAGTCTTGGCGCTCAGAAAATCGCGCAGGCGCAGATACTCCGCGACAAGCTCCGTCCTTGTCATGCTCTTCACGGCTCCGCTGAACTTTGTGCGGCCTTGCGTTTCCAGCATCCCCAAAGCCCTCTTGTAAATGCCCTTGGTTTCTCCGGCCTCTTCCAGACGTTTCAAGCGTCGGTTTGCCGCACCGGATGCACGCCGCACTATCTGTTCCAGCTCTTCCCGGGTGTAGCTTGTGGCGTTCGGGCCCTTGGGTGCGTATGCTTCCCACGGTTTGGGAGGGAACGGCCTGCCCTTGCCGCCCTGCTTGCGCTTCTTGGGCGGCTTGCTGGCTTTCTTCTCCTTGAGCTTGGCCGCTTTCCTCTGCTTGGCCTGCTTCTTGTTGCTGGCCTTGCGGGGTGACGGCTTTTGTTCGCTCTTGGCCGTCGCACCGGCTGGCAGTTTATCGGGCTTTACAAGCCCTAACTGATTCTTTATCTTTTTCATGCGTCGTCCCTCACAAACTTGCGGTTGACCTTATCAAAATAATACCCACGCGGCCACCGGAAATACTGGATTCTGATTGACCCGTTTTGCTCGGTCATGTATGGGTCATTCCCGTTGGTGCGCAGGTATTTATACAACTGCCGCACAGATTCATTGTTCATGCGTTGCACCGACTTGCCCAGCATCTTATAGGCCATCTGGGCCCCATTGGGGCCCGCGACCGGCAGAACGTTGCGTGGATGGGCTGACTTGGGGTCAATCCATTCATATTCTAACAGATGCACGATTCTCATATCAAAACCATCCTTTCCACTCACAAATAAAGATTGCAATACCGATGATAAAGAACAGCGACGCGAAAGGCGCGACGCAAGCAAAGTGATATGCAGGCATTACACCCACCCCCTTAATTCAATATTTACTTTCATGTTAAAACTCCCCATCGTGATAATAAGCTATGATTTCGTCGTCTCCGGCCTTGCGGCCTCTCCGGGTGCAAGTTTCCGTTGCACGTCGGAAGATTCCCGCGCAGTCTCCAATGATTTTGAAGTAATAAACGAACCGGCTTGTTTTGTATTCCTTATCGGAATGACTGAGCAGGAAATTTTCCACCTGCTCAAAATTGCTTGTCTTGCGAATGTAAAGAATCATAATCTATCACGACCCTCTATTTTAATTTCCAACGCCGTCAACCGCCCATTGTCCACCTGCCCCAGCTTAAATTCCCTAACATACATATCCTTCACATAATCGGGAATTGTAGCAGGAACACCGTGCATAATGCCGCCATCACCATCGCAAATGGTTACTTTCGTCTCGCCGTAATAGCAGTTTGCGCATTTGGTCATCAATTCAAGAACCTTCATTGTTATGCCCCCTTCCATAAATCGTTACCCGCTTCATCACAAATGCGCATTTCTGCCTTGCTACTGAGGTTCATCATTGAATCTAACGCGTCAATCAGGTTTTCGAGTTTCATAATATCGCCCCCTTTCTCTATCGGGTTTGTTTCGATGGGTTTTTCCCACTCTCATTATTATTTCATAAAATTATTAACGAGATATGATCAACAAATGACAAATTGGTTACACCTCATGTATAAATATAATGAGGTGCAGGGCACCATGCGGTTAGTTCAGGCTTTTTATGTACTTCATTACAGTGAAATGTCAAGGGGAAAACGGTTACAAAATGGTTACAAATGGGCTATGCT